CAGCCACCCAGTCATAATATACTTGGGACCAGAAAGAGGCATACATCCTCTATGAACATAAGTCCAGGTAGATGGGAACATGAGAAGTTTTCCTTTCTCTGCATTTATCTTTACCCCGTTGATAAATTCAGTCTGTCCACCCTCTTCTACTGTATTCAAATACCACATAAATGTCAATACCCGACTTCCTAATTTTTTAGCAAATCGGTAGTCATTATGCCAAGTATAAAATCCTTTATTTGTTTCATACTTTTGAATATTGTATCCACTATCTACAATGTCACTAATTGTAGAGAATGGATCTAAACGTAAATCATAGTCTTTCAAATAAGAACGATATTCAGAAATAGAATTAGTAAGAATATTACAAACAATATTATCCTCATCCTTCCAGTATTCATCTGAAATATAGATATCCCAGGTATCCTTTACCTCCAGGTTAATTCCTTGACCAATGATACCTTTAGATTTAGCATTTCCAGGATCTTCTTCAAACTTACTAATTAATTTATCACAAAATTCTTCAGTAAGAGAATTTTTCTTTTCCCATATTAATGGGTCCGCAATGTGCATGTCTTCATACCATACAAAAAATGTAATAGTTAATCTAGTATTATCAATATCTTCTCCAAACAAATGGTCTGGTGCATGTAAATGCTTACCAGGATATGCTAGAAACCTATTATAAACATTTGGTACACACTTACCTAGTAAGCATGTTCCAGTATTATCTGGAGGGTCTGGAGTAAGGTAAATAATTCCAGCATAATCACATGGGTCTTGATGCCATTTTATTTCATGAAAATTAGTTTCCTCCTCCATGATTCTTTCAGGAGTGCGGTGAAAGTAAATATTAATATCTTTAATTAATCTTTCTGTCTTTACTTCCAGAGTAGAATAAATTTTTTCAAGTATTCCACGTTCTATTTCATTTTTAATCGATAATTTACCACTTCGATACCCTTTCCACCCAGATGACTGTCTAGGTGGACCATACTCAACATTATTTATAGCATATTGTCTAATAATAGATGGGTCATCAAAGTAATTATCTAAAAGTAATAGGGTCAACAACCTTCATCATGTTGGGTATACATTTCGACCATTTCTTCATTAGCAGGCATCATAATTGCTCGTTCACCGGCTTGATTCTCAATTATATATGAGTTTTTATTAGTCTCAATATCTTCTAAATATTCGTCAAAGTTTTCTTGAAACTTATCGATAGGAATTACTGGCAAGTTATCAATATTCATAGTATTGAAATAGATATATTAATCTTATCACTTGTCAATAAGTTTGTCAAAAGGTTGCCAATAAAGCAATAATTTAGAAATGCTTTTGTAAAACTTCTAGACGTTCTTCTTCATGTGCAATGACATCAAGTTGGTCTTGAATAGCAGCAAGCACATCAGGATGCTCACCAATACCTACAGGATTATGCAGATAAACTTCTACATTAATCTTTGCTTTAGCAATCTTACCTTCTGCATCTAATTTTAATGCGTCTAAAATTCTGTTTCTCATTTTAATACCTTGTGTGCGGTTCCATCACCATCATACTTGTCTGTATCATAATACCCCCCTTTTGTACCAAAGTAAAGTGTTATTAGTACAAATGGTATTGGTGCCCATAGTAAGACATCAGATAAAGTCATTTAACCTTACCTGGTGATATTGATTGGAAAATTTTAGAACAAACATCAATAGCACATCTTGACCCATATACACCAGAGAAGATATAAGATATACCTAACTTAGAGCAATACTTTTCAAGTTCCTGACATCTTTTTATATCACTGGTACTATGGTCAATAATAATATCACCATCTCCAAGTAATGGCAGTAACTCATCAATAATGTCTTCTACCTTTTGCTTTGGGAGTGTAATCTGAAAGATTCCAGGAACTCTTCCGGCACTAGTATATCTAAGACCATCAGATTTAACTGCCTGAACAAGATACTCTAGGGAAGTTACACATCCACTAATATATCCTGCTTCATATTGTCCACAGGCACTCTCATAGCTACTACTACTATAACCCCAAACTTCAATTCCATTTTCAATCATACGGCGGGACATCCCTTCACCAGTACGACCTAAACCAATCATTCCAACTTTCATTTTAGTCTTCCTTTATTCTTTATAGACCATGTTATCTCCATGGCAATAACCATTAATGTAATAAGTCCAAAAACAAATAATCCACTTGTCATATTAGTATCTTCAACTAAAGTATCTATATTTGTTTATCTGAGATTATATTTTCTTTATTTGCATTTCATAACTTAAAAAGTATCTACGGATTTCTTGGATCAATATCTAAACTTTTTAGATATTCAATCCACCAATCAGCATCTTTTATATACCTCCACTTTGGAACAGGTTTTCCTTGTTCTACAACATAATACTGATAGAGAGAATCATCGATAGTCTGTGCTATCTCCATATTCTTCTTCCTCTTCATCAACGTCCGCATATGCATCTGCCACGAAGGGTCCTCGTTTTCGTAGAGGTTCTTTTCCGACATAAGAGTTTTCTGTATTAACAGCAGATACCCATACCGCAAGTTTCATTACTAAAAAAATTAAAATCAGTGGTATAAAACAAAATAAGAGTGTTATTTTAGTATCCATTCCAATCTACAATGTAATTTTAAGCCAGGGAAAAATAGGTTCAATCACTCCGATAAGTCGAAGAAGACCCTCAGCAAAAAGTGCGAGAACAACCCAACCAACACACATACTGATAATTCCAGCATTACGATTGTGTTTTCGTATTGCATCGTCAATCATCTCCTGACATTCTTCTTTGGTTATAGAGTGTACTGGTTTAATCTCATCCATCCTGTGAGACATCTGGTTTTCTATCAAGTGGGTCTGGTTCCCCTCTAACTATAGCACATGCTCTTATATAATAGTAATTATCGGTATTACCTGATTCCTCAAATGCCTCTTTGACTGTCACCCAATTATTATAGGATTCCTTGTCCATTTGATACCAGGTATATATTACATACTATATTTATTATAAAAAAAGTATGTCAGTGATACACTAATGTGTTCATGCGTGAACATATATTAAGTAATTATAAACAGTTACCTTTCTTCAAAGTTCATTTTTCTTACTTTTCTTGTGCGTCTAGATTCTTGATACTGCAAGTCTTCATTACTAAGAATTGTATTAGTATTTTTTTTATAAGAAGTATTAACAATCTCAACTAAGTCAAGATTTATTGCTCCTATTTTATCATCAACTATCATCATTTGATTATCACATCCACAGCACTGAACTTTTTTTGTGCTTGTTAATTCAACATTACAATTTTTACATCTTATCCTAATCATTTTTTTGTTTTTGTATTTACCCAAAGCGAGTGACGAGGATCGAACTCGTGACAAGAGCTTGGAAGGCTCGCATGTTACCGCTACACCACACTCGCGTGTTATTCATCAAATTCAGAAAAAGGAATTAATGGAAGAGATAATACTGTTAAATCAGTTTTTTCAATAACCCACTGCTGAATTTCACTATAAAGACTTTCTGCCTCCATAAATTTTCTATCATCACATAATTCATGCATTCTGTTAATATGAATTTGAATTATATTGTTGCAAATAATTTCAGTTTCCAGATTGTTCATTGAAGTAATCTTTCCGATAATATCGTCCTAAGACATTACTATTATAGTACTTAGGTATACCATCGTCAAGAGATTCGGTTAATACACCATTAACGAAAAGTTGTTTAGTTTCTTCATAGTTTACTTTACCTTTAGTTTTATGTAAGGATATTATCTCTCTACTGAAATTTTCTTTACCAAACAATTTTATATCATCTTTTAGTTCTGGACAAGAACCATAATATTTTTTCCAATCAGATTCTTGTTTTACCTTGCGTTTTTTTCCTTTTGGTGTTCGGAACGACCAAAAATACTTTCTCCCAATGTACTGTCGTTGGTTTGTGAGATTGGTAATGAGGTAAACAAACCCAAAGTTATCCCCAACATCGATGCTATTAAAATCCCGTTCCAGGAACATCCATGGGTTTTCATAATCACTCATTATATAGAAAGTATTATGAAGTATTTAGTGTTATATTATAACCTTCAAACTCCACAGAGTCATTTTAATCATAAAAAAGCACCCTGTCAAGGGTGCATGATGATACAGTTTTAAACTGAGTCTCAATCAAGACCCATGTCTTTGATATCCTTGAAATTAATATTCTTTGGTGCATACTTACCGAAAGGTCTACCAAACTTCAATTGCTTGGGAACCGTCTTACCTGGCTTGAACTTCTTAGCATAGATATCACCAGTGTACTTGGTCATATCACCATATCCACCTGGAACATCCTTAGACTTATCTGCTGGTGGAAGTTTACGATCTGCTGCACGTCCACCTGTAAGGGCACCTGCCATCTTGTTTGCACTAGAACGACCCTTCATTCTGGTTGGGTTATGGTCCTTAGCAACCTTCATAACATCGTCTAGGTTCTTACCAGTGCTCTTTGCCTGCTTAACCATCTTACGGAATGGAAGCTTCTTGTATGCCTCTTCTAGTTCCTCGTCGGTCCACTCATTAATATCTACACCAACTTCATTGAGTTCTTCAAGGAAGAGATTGTACTCATCTACGTACTCGTTGTACTCTTCGACAACTTGTTCTACCCACTCAGAACTCATGTTTTCAATGATTGCATCAGCACTTTCTTGTGATTCTGCAAAATTATTTTCTAGCAGATAAGTAGAGACTACGTTGTATACTTCGTGCTCATTTGACATTTCAGTTTCCTCGTTTGCTTTCTTAAGATTTGCTTTGCGGAACATAAGGTCAATTCTTGAACCTCTGTCCATTTTACCCTGAGACTTAGGCTTGGTCTTGCCACCAACATCGGGTTGCATCCCAGGATTTGCTGCCGTGACTCTACGACCGTGGGTGTATTCAGCACCACTCATCTTGGAATCACCAGACACCATCTTACCACCAGAGGAACGTGAGTCTGCGTAAGCAGTAGCAGACTGCCCGTGCTTACCCTGGTAAACCTCTTCAACCTTCTCAGACTCGTTATCCCCCTTAGGGTCTTCCTTACATTTTTTAATTGCCTCTTCTCTGGACATTCCAGAAGCAATCATTCTTGCAATACGAACATCATCAAAGTCATTATCACCGTCATTATCTTGGTCCTTATTCTCATAAAGAGCAGAATATATACCAGCAATATCCTTTACTGTGGACATGGTTCCCCATGATGCCTCAGAAAAAGTTCCGGTTATAGTTTTCAAAGGAGTTGTCGAAGGTGTCGATGCTGTAATCTTAGTTACAGACTCAACTTCTTCAGAAAGCACACTGTGTGCAGTTCCTTTAATATTGGTATCCTGGATTTGGGACTCGTATATACCCAACCCCGTATGGAGTGTTTTGGTTACTGTTGGCTTATCTGTATCTACAGAAGGTGAATCATTTAAACCTTCATACAAATTTTTCAGCGCACCTAAGTCGTCTCTATTCATCTTTCTAGGGTAGTTGAGTTTACCTTCGTTATAATTATATTTATCTTTTATTTATTCTCAGTAGCAGGAAGGGTTCTGCTATATGGGACAAGTTATTTGTTATTATTGTTGCTACCAGTTCCTGGTTTGGTTGGTTTATAAGGACGTGAATAAACAGTACCCTTACTATTTGGTTGAACCATATGACCCTTAACTTTTACTCCAGGAGTATTGTTATGGGTTGCCTTATGAACCTTTTCGGCATCATCGTACATATGAATCTTCTTGTATCCATGCCTCTTAGCAAGTCTGGAAAGAACTCTTTGCTTCTTCTTACCTACATCATTACCTTCTTCATTTCCAGAACGGTGTAAGTGAGTGTGGGAACCATCCTTCTTAGGAGTGATATTCACACCATGCTTATTAAGTTGTTTTGCAAGGTGCTTCTTATCATCAAAGTCAGCACGGGCAGTAACGATATGAGTATTATATCCTCTTGCCTTCTTCCTCTTCATATGCTTAATCATCTTCTTAAGAGGTTTCGCAGACTTTTGGAACGTCTTTGAACTACCAAACTCCGAGAAGTCATACTTATGTTCCTTATCTAGTTTGTGAGTATTAAACTCCTGATTGCTTAGACTCTTTACTCTCTTACCAGACTTATCATTAACATGAACTCTTACCTTAGAGTGGTCATGTCCGTATAGAGTCTCATCCATATCATAAATGTGAGCAGTAGATTTCTTTCTAGTACCCCTTGCCTTTTCTTCCAGATACTGCTCAGTGATTGCAGTAAGAGCATCGTCGGTCATAGAATCTACTAAAATATCAGCAGACTCTTCATTAATTGCATACTTAGATTCAAGTAGTGCTGCAATCACATCTTCATAAAGTGCAAGATAACTTTCATCTACAGCAAATTTGGATCCACCATATTTACCTAAACGTTCGGTTTCTTTTTTGCTCTCTTCATCAGAGAGTTTCATAAAACCAGTATCCATTGCCTCTTTATTTTTTCTTGCTCTCTTCTGGATAGCATTTTCCTTTGCCTCCATTGCCATCTTGCGAATCTTAGCATAGTAAATCGTCTCACCTTCTTCTTTACCATACTGTTTAATCATATTATCTTTCATATCAGAATCATCATACTTATCTTTCATCCTATCTTCTGTTTCTTTATCCTTCTCAGTCATAGTTTTCTCAACGAGAGATGGCATATCACTTCTCCAACTCTCAAATCTTGCCGTGGTCTTTACCTTACCACCAGTTGGTCCAGGTACAAACTCACCAACATCAGAATCCTTCATATCACTGCTGTTTACAGTGCCATCTGCATTAGAGTCAACTCTCTTAGTTGCTTTCTTAGCAAGTTTCCTTAAATTACCACCACCAATATTAGTTTCATCTTTCTTCTCTCCTAGAAAACTTTCGTAAGCATACCTGTCATCAGACTTACTAGTATCACCTTTTCTCTTAGCTGTCTTACTAGCAACAGCATACATTACATCAGGAGCATCTTTACCATACTTTTTAACAAACTTACTCTTCTTTCTACTCAAAGATTTAATAACTTCACTTCTTTTTGTATCCTCATATTCCTCATCAACTTCAGTTGCATCTGCTCTCTTCTTAGCAGATTTAGTCATATACTTTTCTTTAGTGAATGATTCTGGTTTACCACCATAGGCAGCTCTAACAGGTGCAGAACCCTTCACATAAGTCTCAGACTGAGAATACTTACCTTCACCCATAAGGTTAGGACCCTTAGTTTTTCCCGATGCTGCTGCCCTTTCCCCTTCAGTATCCCCATCTGTTGCAAGGTTTCTAACCTTCTTAGCACGTTGGGATTTTCTAATATCTGATGGATCAATTTTTTCGGGCATTTGGAATGCCTCAGATGCAATACTTTCGTATAAATTCTTTACATCATCGATATTTGACATCGTATATGCACAACTTTCTTTTATTTATAAAAAAAGGGAGCATTGCTCCCCAGTGTTTATAATTTAAATCCGGCAAAAGAATCTTTTTTAACGTCTTGCTTGATTCCACCAACGACATAAGATTCAACTTCTGTTTCTTGAGGAGCAACCTGAAGACCCTTAGAAGAGATCCAATGCTCTGTCCATGGAAGAGGATTGTTCTTTGCTGGAATATCAAATATTGGTTTTAAACCAATAGATTTCATACGACGATTAGCAATCCACTCAACGTAATTATGAAGGAGTTTATCATTAAGACCAATCATTGAACCATCCTCAAACAGATAGTTTGCCCACTCTTTCTCTTCATTGACACAATTTTGGAAAGCACCAATCACCCATTCTTCTTCCTCTTTTGAAATTTCTGCCATTTCTGGGTCATCCCCCTGACTCCATTTGTTGAGGATGTTTTGAGTAATTGCAAGATGCTGATTTTCGTCTCTTGCGATGAGAGAGATGATTTTAGCGGATCCTTCCATAAGTTTGAGTTCACCAAACGCAAACGAGCAAGCGAACGAGACATAGAACCGGATACCTTCGAGAATATTGACATTGGCAACAGCACGATAAAGTTTTCTTTTTAATTCACGACGATTTTCCCTAAAGTGCCCAGCACCTTCTTGTGCCATTTCCCACTCAGCACTATTACCATACTCCTGTGCTGCTTGGATAAAATCATCATATGCAGTAGTTACACTTTTGGCACGTTGAATAATTCTCTCGTCATCAAGAATAGTATCAAATACTTCTGAAGCATCAGGATATACGTTCTTAATAATGTAAGTATATGAACGAGAGTGAATCATTTCCATGAACCCCCAGACCTCCATACATGCTTCTAGTTCAGGTAAGGAGCAGTAAGGAATAAATGCCATACCAGGACCACGACCTTGTACCGAATCTAAGAGTATTTGATACTTCAGATTAGAAGTAAATATATGCTTTTGCTCAGGACGGAGTGTCTTATAATCAGACCTATCTTTTTGAAGAGAGACCTCTTCAGGTCTCCAAAAATATCCTAATTGTTGTGTGGTAAGTTTATCAAAAATTGGATATTTGTATGAATCATATCTTTGGATACCAAGTGGGGCACCGAAAAACATAGGTTGTTTTTTAAGTTCTGTCTTATCGGTATTAAAGACAGTCATACGTCTAACACTAGTTTGTGTTTTAGTATAACTGTCATCTGAACTAACTCTAAATTTTACAGGATTCACAATCTTCTTCTCCTTGGGAACTTAAAATTTCTGTGATTAGATCTATGTTTGATTCTGGTACTTCTTCTTTTACTTCGTCCGTTTTATTATCATAGGTATTTTGATAATAACTAGTTTTCCACCCAAGTTTGTATGTGGTCAAAAAATCTTGTGCCATTACTGAAACTGGAACCTCATTGTCTGGATAGTTCTCTGGATTATAACTCCAGTTGCCAGAAATTGCTTGGTCAAAGAACTTCTGCATCACTGCAACAACGTTGATATAACCTTCATTTGAAGGCATATCCCACAACAGTGTGTAGTTATTCTTTAGATAGGCATACTGTGGAACAATTTGCTTAAGGGGTCCTTTCTTTGATTTTTTAATGGACAGGTATCCACGAGGTGGTTCGATTCCATTGGTTGCGTTTGACACAACGGAGCTACTCTCCGATGGCATTTGTGCGGACAATGTTGAGTGCCGTAATCCAAACTCATTGATAGATTCTCTAAGAGTTTCCCAATCATGTTGATAATCTATTGATGAAATTTCATCGACATCCTTCTTATATGTATCAATTGGTAGAAGTCCGTCTGCATATTTTGTTCGTGAAAAACCCTCACATGC